AGTCAGCAAAATCGATTTTAATCCGAGGGTCATTTTTTGATTCCTTTCAATTCCTTGAGTTCATCCCAGGATGATGGGCGTAGCCCACCCTACACTATTTGTTGACCTTTTTACCCGTTGCGGATCAATTAATCAACCATTGATCGGTTATATTTTTCTTCGTTGCCCGACTCGACGATCTGGCGTTGTGTCGATGGCGATCATACACCCCGGATGAAATTTAGCGGTTAAAATAAGGCAGACGCTTCTTTTCTTTCCTGCATATTTTGATTATAACAATCAACGTAAAATATTTAGATATGCCTATTTTTGAAAGGATCGTCGTATGCCGGGCAAACAGCTGATCGATATCGCAGATTACCGTAAACGAGTCAAGGGATGCTGGATGGGTAAGGCCATCGGCGGGACGTTGGGAATGCCGCACGAGGGTCAGCCCGGTCCGCTGGATTTGACGTATTACAAACCCGTCCCCACCGGCGCGATTCCGAACGACGATCTGGACCTTCAAGTCCTGTGGCTTGAGGTCCTGCGGCGGACCGGCGTTTTCGTCAATCGCCTGGACCTTGCCCGCGGCTGGGCGGAACATACGGATTTTCCGTGGGACGAATACGGGGTGGCGAATGCGAATTTTGCCCGCGGTATTTACCCCCCTGCCAGCGGTCATCATTCTAATTTTTTCGGCAGCTGCATGGGTTCGCCGATCCGCAGTGAAATTTGGGCGACGCTGGCGCCGGGCGATCCGGAATTGGCGTGCAAACTGGCGTATGAAGACGCGATCCAGGATCACGATGGAGAAGGAATCTGGGGCGAGATGTTTTTCTCGGCGATCGAATCGGCGGCGTTCGTGATGAGCGATCGGGACCGGTTGATCGACATCGGACTGTCGGTTATTCCCGCCAAATCTCGAACGGCGGGCGCGGTTCGAGTCGCCCTTGAAGGATTTGCCAAAACGGGCGACTGGCGAAAGACCCGGCAGATGATTCTTGAAAAATACGGGCATGAGAATTTCACCGACGCCCCGCAGAATATCGCGTTTACGATCCTTGGCTGGCTTGCGGGGAAGGATTTCGGCGACGCGATCTGCACGGCGGTCAATTGCGGACAGGATACCGACTGCACCGGCGCGACATTAGGGTCGATTCTGGGAATTCTGAACCCGGATTGCTTCTCGGATGCATGGAAAAAGCCGATCAGCAACGATCTGGTGCTTTCTCCCGCGATGAAGAACATGAATCCGCCCAAAACGATTTCGGGCTTGACGGAATTGACCGTTCAGACGGCGGAAAAGATGCTCCGGTGGTGTTCGTCGAAGATCGGATTTACGAACGACCCGAAAAAAGCGAGTAAAAACATTACGATCGGAAAAATTAATCCGGTGAAGACGTCGGATCCGAACAGTATTTTGCTGTCGACCGGCGACCTGCAGATTACCGTTCATTATCCCGAAGGCCTGACGTTCGTACCGGGGAAAACGATGAATCTGGTTCTGGAATTTGTCAATCAATCGAAAAAAGCGATCCAGGCGGATCTGGGCCTGGTCTTGCCGGCCGGTTGGGAGGTCACCAAGGGAGCCGTCGATACCCTGAAGGTCGCGGGTGGAAAAACAAAGGAAATCCCCTTCCAGGTTTCGGTTCCGAAGACCGATCGACTGTACGGAGAATATATTCTGTTGCAGGTCATGAACGGCGGGGTTCAGGCGGAGTACCGTTTACCGCTGGTCGGCGCGTGGTGCTGGAATGTGTCGGTGGACGGCGGAAAGGCCAAGACCATGTGGCTGCCTGAACGAATGATCCTGCCGAACAAGGGCCTGAAACTGGGTAAAGGTCAGACGCTCAAGGCCACGACGAAATTCCATTTCTCGCGAAGCCAGAATCTTCGTATTCTGCTGGCGAAAAATGGAAGCGGCAAGGTCACGCTGGACGGCAAGCAAATTATTAACTCGGCCAAAAGTGATTTTAACCCCGCCTCGCACCGGGCCCACGGCGGAACCTTTACCGACGTTCAAATCGGTCAGGGAACGCATACGTTCCAAGTGGAACTGAAATTCAACCACGATAATCCGAAGGCTGCGTTGATTTTCAGCGACGCCAATCATTGCCTGATGTTCCACGACCTGGTACCGTTGGCGTAAGATATGCTGTACTGTCTACAGTCTACAGTCTACGGCTGAAAAAAAAGAAAACCTTGTGGCGCACGTCACTCCGGTGAATTATTATATAAAGAAATTTAAAAAAAGATATTTCTGGTATTGACAAAATGCCCCTGGTTAGGAAATAATATGTGCTCGATTTGAGTTCCTCGGTAGCTCAATCGGTAGAGCAGCCGGCTGTTAACCGGCAGGTCGTAGGTTCGAGCCCTACCCGAGGAGCCATTTATAATCTGGCGTGATTTCACGCCAGTTCAGTTTACGCAGAAGGCCGAGGACGAGAGTCCCTGGCCTTCTTGCATTTTCCCGTTGTCCACGAAGGGGTTCCGCGCTTTCCCGCCGCCGGGCCGTTTTCTCTGGTTCGAGAGAGAGTCTTCGGGGCGCGAAGGCGACCATCATGGTGGCGACCGCACCCCGAAAACCCTCGCCCAAACTCTCGGATTCTCTGTTTTACAATCCTCTCCGGGTTAACAACCCGGTCGCCTTCGCACTCCCAATCGTCATCTCGAACTTCCGGCGGGTAAGTATCCAGAAGAGATAAAACCGCCGGACAACGCGCTGGCCGCAAGAGCGGAGGTCGTTGTGGGCGCTTCCCGAAAGGAGCGTGCCCATGCCAACGACCGATGTCCCGCCCACCCCGGAAGAACGCTTCCGCGAAATCGCAGCCATTCTCGCCGACGGTCTCCTGCGACTCCGAACATGCCCGCAGGCCACGCCTGCGCCGGACATGCCCGACGGACATGCCGACCGGCAGAAATCTTCAGAATCTGCCGGGAACCCCCTTGGCTTTTGCGCGACCCCGAGGACTGATTGTCCCAACGGTTAACGCTCGCGAGAGCAGAAAGGAGATCAGTCGCATGAATGTTGGAAAAGAAATCGCGGTTCTGAAAGGCATGACTGTGACCGAGCTGCGGTCCCGGTATGCCGAGGTCTTTGGCGAGGAGACGCGCTCCCGCCACAAGGAGTTCCTCTGGAAGCGGATCGCTTGGCGGCTTCAGTCCCAGGCGGAAGGCGACCTGTCGGAACGCGCCCGGACGCGGGCCGCCGAACTGGCCGCCGATGCGGACATCCGCATGACTGCGCCGAAGACGCCCGCCAAGGCCGCGCCGGAACGGACCCACGTCGCCGAGTTGCGCATCTCGCCGGACAAGCGCGTTCCTATGCCGGGCGCGGTCATCACCCGCGAATACAAGGGCCGCATGGTTGTGGTGACGGTGCTGCCGAACGGCTTCGAGTACGAGGACAAGGTTTACCGGTCGCTCTCCGCCGTGGCGAAGGCCGTCACCGGGACACACTGGAACGGCTACCACTTCTTCAACCTTGTGAAGGACGGAGGCGTGCATGCCTGAAAAACACTCCATCCGATGCGCGATCTATACGCGCAAGAGCACCGAGGAGGGACTTGAGCAGGAGTTCAACTCGCTCGACGCCCAACGCGAATCCGCCGAGGCGTATATCGCCTCCATGAAGCACGAGGGATGGCTCTGCATGCCTGACCGGTACGACGATGGCGGATACACCGGCGGGAACATGGAGCGTCCCGCCGTCAAGCGGCTCATGGCCGACATCGACGCCGGGAAGGTGGACTGCGTGGTGGTCTACAAGGTGGACCGCCTCAGCCGTTCGCTCCTGGACTTCGCCAAGATGATGGAGACGTTCGACAAGCGGCGGGTCTCCTTCGTCTCGGTTACCCAGCACTTCAATACCACCAACTCGATGGGACGGCTCACGCTCAACATCTTGCTCTCCTTCGCCCAGTTCGAGCGGGAGATCATTTCGGAAAGGACGCGGGACAAGATCGCCGCCGCCCGGCGCAAGGGCAAGTGGTCCGGCGGCAGACCGATCCTTGGCTATGACGTGGCTCCCGGCGGCGGCAAACTTCTCGTCAACGAGGCGGAAGCGGCGCGGGTTCGTTCCATCTTCGAGCTTTACCTCGACCACCAGTCGCTCATCGAGACGGTCAAGGCGCTTGATGCGCGGGGTTGGACGACCAAGCATTGGGTAACGAAGGAAGGCCACGAATCCGGCGGGCGTCGGTTCGACAAGAATAACCTCATCCACCTTCTCACGAACGTCCTCTACCTCGGCAAGATCACGCTCAAGAAAGAGGTCTTCGATGGCGAGCACACGGCCATCGTGGACGCGGAGGTTTTCCGCCGGGTGCAGGCGATGCTCCACCGCAACGGCCAGTCCGGCGGCAAGCATGTGCGGAACCGGTTCGGCGCGCTCTTGAAGGGCCTTCTCCACTGCGTTCCCTGCAACTGCGCGATGATCCACACCCATACGCTCAAGAACGGCAACAAGCGTTATCGGTACTACGTCTGCCTCAACGCCCAGAAACGCGGCTGGCACGACTGTCCATCGAAGTCCGTTCCCGCCGCCGAGATCGAGCGATTCGTCATCGAGCAGATACGGGGCATCGGAAAGGACTCCTCCCTCGTGGCGGAGACCATCCGCCAGACGCGGACGCAGTCCGACAAACGCATCAAGGAATTGGAGACCGAACGGGCGGGTTTGGAAAAAGACCTGCTCCGGCACAACACCGATCTGCGGAAGCTCGTCGGGAAGGTGTCGCGGGATGGGACCGCCGCCGACCGGATGGCGGATGTCCAGGAACGCATCCGGGTCGCCGAACGGCGGGCCACTGAAGTCCGGGAAGAACTCATCGCCCTCGGGCGCAATCTCGTGGACGAGAAGGACGCCGTCCGGGCGCTGGCGCTCTTCGAGCCGGTCTGGGACGCCTTGAGTCCCCGCGAGCAGGTGCGCGTGATGCAGCTTCTCGTCGAACGGGTGGACTACGACGGCGAGAAAGGAACCGTGTCGATCACGTTCCACCCGACGGGCATCCGGTCGCTCGCCGACGAGATGAAACGGAAGGAGGCCATCGCATGAGCAAGGGAATCACCATCACCAAGGAAGTGCATTTTCGTCATGGGCGCGGCAGACGGAAGGTGCTCGCGGAGGGCGCGCCGCCTGAAATGACATCCCTGCAGCCCGGAAGCGTGCCGCGTTTGGCGCGACTTATGGCGCTGGCGATTCGGATGGATCGCCTCGTCAAGAGCGGAGAGGTGACGGACTACGCCGACCTCGCCCGGCTGGGCCATGTCACACGGGCGCGGGTGACCCAGATCATGAACCTGCTTTGCCTCGCCCCGGACATTCAGGAGGAGCTTCTGTTCCTGCCGCGCACCGAGCACGGCCGCGATCCGATCCGCGAACGCATGGTGCGTCCGATTGCCACCGTGCCCGACTGGAAGAAGCAACGGAAGCTGTGGCAAGCCGTTAAGGAACCGCATACTGATTCGGCGGACTGATTGGCGCGACGGTGTCCCATTCGAGGAAGAGTTCCGCTGACTGGCCCCGCTCGGTGGGCGTATAGGCCGCGACGGCGACGTATTCGGGCGCGGTCTGGGCACGGGCGGTCTGATATTCGCCCTGACCGGTGACGTAATCCACGATCTGATCGGGCGGATCGGAGATGTCCACCGGTGAACCTGCCCCGAACCATATCCCGAACCGGAACGCCCCCGGATCGTACTCCGCGACCACGTTCCACTTGATGACGCTCTGGAAGGGGACGATCTCCCGCCGCAAGTTCTGGATGACGGGCAATCCCGTGGTCGATCCGCCGCCACCGGAGCTTCCGGCGATCAGCGTGATGACCTTCCGTCCCCGGCACTCGCCCCAGAACCATTCAGAAGGCCGAACCTCGATTTCGTAGACGCCATCAGCCAGCGGCACGCCGAGGAGTTCCTTGGGGTCCGCATCGGCCGGGATGAAGCCGAGAAGGCTTGCCACCCCGGTAGCGGTGTCGCGGGCGTAGATCGTCCATCCAGGCCGGACAAGAGCGTCGTTTCGGGAAGGTGTGACGTGTCCGAGAACGACCGCCTGCACGCCGAAACGGCTGATGACGTCGGCCAACTCCACGCGCCGGGTCTCGAAACGCGATGCGACAAGGATTTCCCGCCCCACGCGGATGCCCAACCGGCTCAGGTTCAGGCCGGTCATTCCAGCCCGCGAGTCGTACTTTGCCGGAGAAATGACCACGGTGGGCGTCTTGATGGCGTTGAACCGGCTCCAGATGCCCGCCTCGCGCCCGGCCCGGGCGGAGAGGCGCCCCGCGTTCCCGCCGGTCGTGCGCGGGCGGACCTCGAAGCGGCTGGGATTCCCCGCAAAGACCTTCTGGCTGATGGCCTCGAAGCGGGACCAGTTGGATGATTCGAACGTCTTCCTGACATCAAGCCGCGCCGGAGAGACGGCGTAGTTCTTGAGGGACTTCGGCGCGGGCACGGACTCCAGGATGTAGGGACCGTAGGAACCGGAATAGAGGTAGACGACAATGAAGTACCATCCGTCGGAGGTGCAGGCATAGGTCATCTTCGCCATGCCGTTTCCGTCATCGCCTGAATAGTAATCGTAAGTAAGGTAGTTGCCGTTCGAGTCATAGAGGTAGAGGAATGGAGTGAACGCCGTGGGCAAGCGCGTCTGGATGACATAGGTCTTTCCTGCCTGCAAGCAAAGCGCCCACCAGTCCTGATAATTTCCGCCACTATAGGGCGCAAGGGCCCCATAGACGCGAATGCCGCCAGGATACTGCGTGTGATCCCAGGTAAAGGCGTCTTGCTGGCTTGATCCGTTTTCCAGTCCGGGCATGGGTCATCAACTCCAGAAGTACCGGGTGTCCGCGTCGATCCCGGCGCGGGACTGGTGGCCGTCCATGATCCACTCGCGCCGCCAGACGCCGTGGAGCTTGCCCGGACCGAGGTGGTTGAGATAGAGCGCGGTCGCCGCGCTGAAGGCGGTCTGAAAGACCACGTTGGCGGGCGCGACGGTCTCGGAGACCGGGTTCTCGTATTGGTTGATGGCGGGCTTGTTCGCGCCGATGTCCACGTCGGGCATGAGCTCGATGACGTTCGCCGCTGCCCAGGAGACGGCGGTGTAGCCGCGCAGCCCTAGCACAGAAGCCGCGGCGGCGCGGGCCATGTTCACGCTGGAGACGCGCAGGTACTCGGAACTCGAGAACGTCCCGACGACCTTCTTGAGGAGCAGCGTCCCGGCCGCGTTTCCGCCGCCCCAAGTGCCGCTCGTGACGACGACTTGGTCCACGACGGTGGTCGCGCCGGAACTCGCCCCGGTGAGGACGTCGCCCTGGCGGATTTCGCTCGTGCCGGTGTTGAAGGCTAAGGTCGCCCAGTCCACGCCGAAGCAGTAGAGCGTGTTCCCGGAGCGGTAGTTCACGTAGCGGCAGTCGCCGACGCCGGAGTTCACAGTCTTGTTCCTGATCCAGAAACCCTTTACCGGCCAGCCGGTGGCGTCCGTCACATCAAACGCCCCGGCGACAAGGCCCAGGCTCTGTCCCGAGGCAACGGCGCTCTGCGCGCCGGAGGGCTTTCCCGTGTAGACCGAGAGGTCCACCATGGTGTCGATGGGGTCGGTGTTCTTGACGCATTCGAGGCGGTAGCGGGTCTTGCCGCCGATGTCGTTCTTGGTCTCGTAGCCCTCGTAGTCGGGCGTGAGAGTGCGCTCCGGATAGGCCAAGGTCCAGGTGTCGGTCCGGTCCACGGTCGGGAGCGACGCGGCGACGATGTCCACCTGGAGCCAGGACTGGCCGTCGGATGCGAAGACAATGCCTCCGGTGATGTTCACCGATGTGTCGAGGCCAACGCCGTAGGCCTGCGTGCCCATCTTGATGTAGAGCATCTGCTGGGCGCGCTTGTAGAAGACGGTGAGCGTGCCCGCGCCGAGGAGCGCGGATGCTTTTCTGATGGTAAGACCGGTGATGTTGACGCCGGAGACGGTCTTCAGTTCCGGCAGGACCCCGCCCACGAGCATCCCGAAAGTCTCTTGGGCAGAACGCCAATTCCCGCCGAGTGCGAGCCGGTAGGTATCGCCCGCAGCCGGGACGGCGGGGAGTTCCTTCGAGAGCAACAGAGTGTCTGTCGCGGCATCGAAGTCCTTCACGTGGAAGAACTGACCCTGCAAGGCAACGGTGGGCGTGTTGCCATCGAACCACCCGATAGCCCCGTTCCAGTAATCGTCGGCTTGAGTGAGCGCGGCGTCCACGATGGTCGTGAGCGATCCGCCCGCGTCGGCCGTGAGTTGCGGGATGGCGTCGCCGTCGGCGGCAAGGTTCTTCGAGGGGAAGTAGACGCGAAGTTTGTCTGCGGTTGGTGTTGGCATGGTTTCAGTCCTCCAGTGTGATGTTGTAGGTTCCGGGAACGACGCCTTCGGTCACCGAGACATGCTCGGGGACGAGAGGCAGATTCATGACGAAATAACTCCAGCTTTGGCGCGTGGACTCGTTCCCGTATTCGTCCACGGCCTCGACGCGCAGGAAATGCCAGACCCCGCCCCGACCGTCGAGCAGGACGGGACAAATGACCTCGCACCGATCCAGTCCCTGCAAGGCGGGCTTGTCGTAAATGACGGACTCGGCGAGATCGCCGCGCTTTCGGTGGTAGATGCGATAGCGCGTAGCCTCCGGGACATGATTCCAGGAGAGCGTCGGTCGCGTGTTCGGTTCGACTTGGATGGGGTCCGGTCGGACGGTGTCGTCCGGGAAATCGTGAATCTCGATCCGCGCCACGTCGGAGTGCGCGAATGCGATCTTCACCATCCGCTCAGCCGTGCCGGTGACGAGCGGCCCCACGGCGTGCTTGCCGTTGATGAAGACCCAAGATGCGCCATCCGGCCAGAGAGAAGTCCACCCGAGATTGCAGGACAGGTCGTCGCGAGGTGTGATGCGGAAGTTGTCAACGAGCATCGCGCACCTCCTGGGCAAGCTTGCCCAGCGCCTCCCAGTCCGGCATCCGGCTGTCGGTCTGGTAGGTCTTCCGCGCCGCGCGGATGGCCGTGTGCAGCGTGGGCCACTCCTGCGACTCGTCTTCCGCCTCGTGGAAATGTCCGATGGCGCGAAGCCGATGGGCGTAACCGTCCGCCGTCTCCGCGAGGAGCACATAGGCCGCGCCGAGATGCTTCTCGACGCACTCCAAGCACGACGGCCGCGTGGGCGCGGTCGGCTGGACCGCCGCGTTCTTTGCCTTACATCCGCACTTCTTTGCGGCGGGCGTGGCTTCTGTCGCCGCGACCGGCTCCGGCTGGCGGCGGACGGCGGCGTTCGCGGGTCGGACATTGACGGCCTCCGCTTCCTTGAGCCTGCGGCTCTCGAAGCTCTCTCCGATGCGTTCGGCATAGATGACCGTGCGGCCCAGGACGGTGCACTTGTAGGCCGGGACGCCGTCGCACTCGATGAAATGCTGGCGGCCGGTGGAGAGGTCGTACTCCAGCGTGAAAAACTCTTCGCCCTCAGTCCACTGGCCGGTGACGAGGAGCCGCTCGGGGAGGTCGGCCCGGTAGGCCACGCGATACAGCGTCGCGTCGGGAAGCTCGATGACCGCATCCCCGGCGGGCTCGCGCACATGAACGAGGTCCTCCGGGTCGCCATAGACGATCCTATCCCGGTAGACATACCCCGTCCGGGCCGCGAGCATGGACACCGGCGCGGAAAGCCGGTCGAGCGTCGGGCCATCCATGCGGAAGAGATGGAAAAGCGGGTTCTCCGGTTTACCCCCGGCAATAAAGGAAACGTGCCATCCGGTCTCGTCGTGCCATGCGGTCGGAGAGCATTCGATCACAGCGTCGGCAAATCCGGTGACGATCCGCCGGGGATGGCCGTCTCCTTCGACCGAATGGAGCTTCCAGACGCGGTCGTCTCCGGCACGGCAGAAGAAGAGCACGCGCCCGCTGTCCGGTCCATTCGTCAGGAACGGCATGTGCGTCATGTGGCCATCCTCATGGATTCGGCTCAGCATGAGTACCTCGGTGTCCGGGTTTGACAGCTTCCCGGCCAGATGATCGTGTTGGGGTCTTCGGGATCGAGACAACCGACCTGGAGCTGCATGTAACCGTTGTAGGAGTAGCGGGAACGAAACTCGTTTGGCAGATTGACGAGCCGTCCGCTCGCGTTGACGCAGCCCGCGCCGTACCAGGAATAGCCGCCGGGATAGCAGGAACCCATCTCGATCAGCCGCCAGTACGAATGCGGCGGGGCTTTGTGGTCGCCCTGATATTGCGTGAGATTCCAGACCGGGTTCGAGGAATTGGTCGTGAACGATCCGAGCATGACCGGATCGCAACCGCAGCAGGACGGACACTCGCCCTCGGCGGTGAAGACGCCGACCTTGCCGCTGGCGTGGACGCCGCGTTTGCCGCTTTCCATGATGACCGCTTTGCCGGTTTCGCCCATATCGCATCACGAGCTTCCGCTCGACTCCTCGCAGGATTCCTGATCCACCATCTCGTTGATCCACCCGAGCGCCAGATCGCCGTCGGCGTTGTAGTGAGCGTAGCCGAAGGTCGCCTCGATCATCTGGCCCACGGACGGCCGCTGCCATTTGTGCGGTTCCTCGGTCGGGTCCACGCCTTCTTCCAGCGTCTCGCCGGTGAAGACGTCCTTCACGTCATAGGTCCATGTGGCGGGGTTCTCATCGTCGCCCTGTTCGCCGCCGCTCTTCTCCAATTCGACGGGAAACAGGATCGGCGCCTGCCCGATGCGGACGACCGCCCACTGCACGCCGGTGCCGCCCTCGCGCCACAGGATCGAGGCGGAGCCGACTGTCATCGCCTTGAGGTTCCCCGTTTGCCCATCGTCCATCTCGGCGAAACGCGGCTCATTCTCCTCGTCGGGCACGTCGAGCTTCACAGGCGTAACGCCGTCGATGTAGGCCCGTCCGATCTTGCCCGGGGCGATGGGTTCGGCCACGATCACGAAGCGGCCCCTGTGTTCGGTCTCGTCGGGCGTCACGCCCGCCAGCACGGTGCGATTGCGGAACTCACGCTCGTTGTCCTCCGGGCCGATGACGATCTCGTCGATGCCGAGAACCTCGAACTGCTCCAGATCGCCGCCGGAATCGTTCCTGACGAAGATCACGCCGTTGCGGGTGTCCCTCTGCTTGTACTCGCCCTCGATGCCGACCGTGCGGTTGCGATAATCCACCGCCGCGTCGATGAAGGAGTTGTAGGCCGCCGCTGGGATTCGGAGCGCCTGACCGCGAGCCACTTTCTTGAGATCGTCTCCGGCCATGGCTATCCTCCGATCCCCAACGCGGAGAAGCTGCCGTCGGGATAGACCTTCTCGACGTAAGCCGCCACGGGTTTCTTGATGATCTGTTTCTTGTCGTTGTCCACATCGGCCGCGTACTGCACCCAGAGGTATTCCCAGCCTTTTTTGGAGATGCCGCCGATGTCGCCGATCTGGATGCCGGTGCGGTTGGGCTGGGCCGCGAACTTGAAGGTGATCTCCCAGTCGTCGTCATAGCCGGTTCCACGCCGCGAGCCGGACGCGCCGAGGAAGAGCACTTCGCCTGCCGCGAAGCCCCGGAATCCGCCGGAATTGACCGTGCCGGTGACGCGAAAGAGTCCGACTCGGTAGCCGAGCGTCACCACGGACGCCGGAAGGTAATGCGTCTCGGAAAAGTTGTAGACCGGCGTGGTGATGTCCACGCCTTCGATGTTCTCGCCGTCGAAACCGATGGCCCCGCCGAGCTTGTCGGTCGCCGCCGGTCCATAGCGGCCCAAGGTCTGGATGGACTGCGTGATGTGCTGCGTGCCGCCGCCGGTGTCGAAGGAGAAGACCGGTTCGGGCTCCTCCTGCTGCTCGAACTCCTGCGCCTCGTAGCGGGCCACGATCTTCCAGGTGTCGGCGTTGACGCGCTCGGAAATCTCGATGGATTTGCGTGGCATTCCGGCATAGGCCGACGGCGTGGCGGCCAGCGCGGCGGCTTTGACCGATGATTCGTCGGTCGCCTGCCGCACCAGATACGGGATCTCCGCCGAGGGCTTGGTCGATACGACCTCGGTGCGTCCCTGAAATAGTTCTTCGACAATCGCCATGTTCCGTTCCTATTCGAAGACCAGCCCGGAGCCCTGATCGAGCTTCTGGGCGATCTTCTTGGTGTTCTTGGCCGTCTCTTCACTGGCGCGGGCCGTGCGCTCCTCGGCCGCCGTGGGGCCCACGCCCATCCGGTCCGCCGCCTCTGCGGAGAACGTGCCGACGACATCCAGTTTCAGGGCCCGTTCCAGTTCCGGCACCGCCGCCTCGAACTTGTCCTTGAACTCGCCAAGGTCCGGCGGCGGGACTTCGGGAGGCGGTTCCGCCTTGGGCGCTTCCTTCGATTCCATCGCGGCGCGCTTCTCTTTGGCTTCGACGATGGATGCGCGCCACTCCTCCTTGGCCTTGGCCAGTTCGTCCTCGGATTCCTTCATCTCGGCCTGGTACTGCTTGCGGCGAGCCTGATCCTCCTCGTCGGCCATCTCGGAGATGGCGACCAGAACGCCTTCGCGTTCCTTTTCGATGTCGTCCAGTTCCCGCTCGCCGTCGAGCCGGTCGTCCAGGATGCCTCTGGAGACCTCGATGTTCTTGCGCTGGGTCTCCTCGTCGATCCGCTTGTTCACGGCCTCGACATCGATGGAGGAGTCGAAGACCCCGATGACCTTGGTCCACTGCTTGGCGAACCAGCCGGTCAGCGAGTTCCACGTCTTCAGGAAAAACCCGGCGAACTTGTTGAGGACATCGGCCCAGAAATTGACCGTAGTCGCCCATATCTTCTTGAGGCCGTACCACGCTTCGGCCACGATCACGACCGCACCGTAGAAGAGGTCGTTGGTGGTCTGGAAGAACCAGTCCTTGAAACCGAGCCACCAGCCCTTGAGCTTGTTGATCCCGGCGCGCCAGACGACCTGAAGCGAAAGCCAGAGCACCCGCGCCGCGAGCGCCACGTCGCCCGCCGCCAGCGCGTCCTTGATGCCCTGGAATGAATCGATGGCGAAACTTTTGAGATCGCCGAACCGCTCGCCCATCCAGTCGAGCGCCTTGCCGCCCGCGCCCGTGGCCCAGAGGATGTATCCGCCGATGCCGACGATGGCCGTGATGACCAATCCCACCGGTGAAAGGATGAACCCCAGCGCCGCCGAAACCACCGAGGCGAAGACGCTGAAAGCCGTGCCGAGAGCCGAGAGGATCGCGCCCAAGGCCACGAATGCCGCGCCGATGCCAGCGACCACGGCTCCGATTTTGAGCGCGGAGATGACGAATCCCTTGTTTTCGGCCAGCCACGAGCGCAACCCGCCGACCAGGTTCACGACCTTTCCGGCCAGCTCCGTCAGGAACGGCGCGAGCGCGCCTCCGATGGTGACCACGAGCGACCGCAGGGATGCCCACATCCGGTCGAGCGCATCGTTGAACGTCGCCGCCGCACGGGCGTCCTCCGTGGACATGACGACCCCGAGGCGTTTGGCTTCCGCCCGCGCCTCGGCCAGCCCCTCCATCATGGGCATGAGCGTCGTTCCCGAACGGCCGAAAAGCTCCATCGCGGCCGCCGCCCGCTGGGCCGGGTCGCGTATCTCGTTCAGACGTTTGCCGATGACCATGAACTGCTGGTCGGGCGAAAGCGCCATGAGTTGCTGGGCGGATAGTCCGACCATTGCCAGCGCCTCGGCGGCGGATTCCGACCCGTTGGCCGCGCCCGCGATGGTGCGCTGCATGTTGCGGACGCCGGTCTCGACATCCTCCAGGCTCGCGCCGGAAAGCTGCGCCGCATAGCCCAGTTCCGAAAGCGACTCGACACTCACGCCGGTGCGGGCCGACATCTTGTCTAGCTGGTCGCCCATGCTGGCGAAGCTCTTGGCCGATGCCAGGAGCGGCGCGACGATCCCAGCGCCGACCGCCATCATGCGCGTGCCGACGTTGCGCAGACCCGCTCCGAAGGATTGCAGTTTTTGCGAAGCCGCCTGCAGCCCCTTGATGAGACGGGAGTCGTTCACCGAGAGTTCGATGAACGCCGCGCCCGCGCGAATGCCTGACGCCGACGGCATGGGTCATTTCCTCCCGCCGTCGGGTTCGGGCTTCTTCGGTTCCGGCGCGGTCTTGGGATCGGGACCTGGATCGGGCAAGGCGTACCAGCCTTCCGGCAGGTCAACCACGCCCGGAATCTCCTTCCCGTCCTTGTCCGCCACCCAGACCTTCGCGTGCCTGATCGTCTCGCGCAGGCGCACCGGCTCTCCCGGAGGGATCAGCACGGTTCGCGTTGCGCACCCGCTCGAGCAGGCGATCACGAAGATCCCGGCGACGAGCGCCGTCTTCCACCGTATCCGCGAATGTTTCACGTATCGCATGAGAGATGATCTCCACCAGCACCGGCGCGCACTCGGCGAGCACCGCTCCGACAAAGCGCCCGACGACCGCCGCCAGCGAGGTCATTTCGTCCCCACGTCTTCACTGGACTTGTCGTTGTCGCGAGCGAACAGCAAGCCAACCGCTGCCGCCAGGGACGCGCCGAACGCGCCCCAATTGGCCGTGGTGGCCGGATCGTTGTCCAGGATGGGAATCGCCACCAGGGTGATCCCCGCCGCAATCGCGGCCAGAAGGCCGCACGCCGTCGTTTTCCAGCTTTTCATGGTCTTGTCTCCTTGAGTTGATGGTTGTCCACGAACACCGTCTTCAAAATGCTCAGGTCTTTGGTCCTCCCGACCGTCCGCTTCGCCGCTTCGAACGGATTGAAGTCGGCGGGTTTGAACGCCCGCGTCTTCTTCGGATCGCGGTGCACGTTGGCCAGCAACGCCAGCGACACCGAGGTCCGGCTCCAGTCCGCCCGGCCCTTCGCCTCCGCCATCCAGAGGAGTTCCCGGAGCGTCATCGGTCCCGGGTTCACCCCGACGATCCCGGCGAGTTGCCAGATGAGCCGCCAATACTCTTGAGCGCGTTCTCGAACTGCGCCTCGAGTTCGGGGCTGTCCAACTTCTTCTCGGCCACGCTCATCGCCTTTGATTCCCAGTCCTTCAGCTTCGCCAACGCCTTCTGGAGAAGCCGCCGCTTCCCCAGAGGGAAAAAATCGACCAGTTCCTCCAAGAGCGCGGTCGTCGCCAGTTCGATGGCGTCGCCCGCCATGGCCCGGCCGAAGTCCTCGTCGGCCACTTTCTGCGAGTCGGCTTCCGGCTTCACCAGCGCGTAGAGCACGTCGCAGAGAAGCACCGGATCGGACGCCAGCCGCTCGATCAGTTTGCCGTCCACAACCTCCAGGAGGTTCACGCCGAGCAGCGTGCGGACGCGTTTGATCGCATCCACGTTCACCGTCACCGTCCAAGTCCGGCCTGCGTTGTCCTTGAATGTCTTCATCGTTTCGCCTCCGTCAGATCGTGACCCACTGCGGGGCCGTGGTGGAATAGGTGGGCTTCGCCGTCACCGAGACGGTGAGCGCCTCCTCCAGCGCTTCCTTGCGGCTGAAGTTCGTGATGGAGAAGTCGGCCTGCAGCCCCTGCGAGCCGGTGGCGGTGATGTCGCCGTCCATCACGGCGAAGCCCATCTTCGTGTTGTTGAAATAGGCGTTCTTGATGGCCGTGAACCCGGCGTCGCCGGTGTCCCAGACCATCTCGAACTCGATGCTTCCCTCTTTCAGCGTCCCGACAGTCGCCCGCCAGCCCGCGTTCCCGCGCGTGGTGACATCCGCCTCGCCGGTTTCGAGGTTCAGGGTCACGTCCTTGACGTTCGTGAGTTCCTGCCACGAACCGGAGCCGCCGACTCCTCCGGCCTTGAAATACAGTTTTGCGTCCATGCCCAATCGAATGGCCATTTGAGTTCCTCCTTAGCTTTTCACCGATCCGGCCCACATTTTCGGGAGCCGGTCTTTGGTTTTCTGAAGCGCCGGGCCCATGAACGGACGCCTGGGATAGCGTTCGCCACGGAATCGTCCGCCGAACTCGTGCGCCGTGCCCGCCGTGCTCACGATGGAGACATCCGGGCCGACCACGACCGTCTGCTTGCTCTTCTCGACCGCGTAAAGGATCGCCCGGCGAAGCTGACCCTTGCGCGTATGCGGGGGCGTGCCTTCCGGCGATTCGGTCTTGCCACGCTTGATGCTGCGTTTGGCCGTCATGCGAAGCGCGCCGCCCGCGTGACCCAAGCTCTTGATCGAACCGGATTTGACGGCCTTCACGACCCGTTTGGCGTCCATCCGTGTCTTTACCTTCACGTCGATCATGTTTGCCTCATGCTGGTCCGAGGTTGACCTGTCCCTGCCGTAGTTGACCGCTCAGGTTGCGGGCGTGGAACCGCACCCGGTTGGATGCGGCGTCGAAGAAGATCGCCAATTGGCCGTTGGCAAGCTCCGCGTCCGGCGGGGCGGCGTTCTGCGCGGTGAACAGCGCCCCGACAGCCTTCACCGGACCGCCGACCGCGAGCGTCTTGGCCGCCTTGTCGAAAGTGAGCCCCGTGTCCGCGCCAAACGCACCGTTGTCGTTGAACTGGACCTGTCGGTTTGCACCTGCGGGCGGCGTCGATCCGCCTCCTCTTGCGCCGAAGTATCCCATCACCATGTCCCTCCGATGATCGTCACCAGATCTCCGGGCGCGCCCTTGACCTTGATGGCCGACAGGTTGATCCGCTTGAAGCTGTGGTATTCGCCGGGCACCCAGGGCACGTCCGATCCGTCGTCGCCCTGGAAATAGACCACGGCCGTGTTGGTCGGCGGCGTGGATACCTCGACCGATGCCACTTCGCGGCTCTTGGCCGAAAGCGGCTGGTAGGCCGCCGACACCGTGAATTTCCTGATGATCGCGTTATTCATCCGTCACCTCGTCACGCGGAATGTCAGCGTCATCACGCTGGTGAATTGCCGCAGTTCCTGCATGTGCTCCAGCGCATAGACCGGAGCGTGTTCCGTCTTCACCCAGGCGGCATCCGGCATGCCGGGCAGCCGTTTGGCCCGGAACGACTCGGCGATCTCTTCCGCCAATGCCACGAGCGGATCGAGTTCGGCCGCGTCGCCCTTCACGAACTTCTTCTGCACGGCAACGTCGACCTTGTAGTCGAATGTTCCCATGGCCCGCGCCGTCTGCGTGATCTCCTTGCCTCGCGGCACGACCGAGACATGCAAATCCTTCATCTCCGCCAGGTCGAAGACCGGCTGGTAGTGCCGCTCAGCCGTAAACGGCATGGCGAATGTGGCCGCGTTCAGCGCCACCACGACCGCGTCCGCAATCTGAATCAGTTCAGACGGCATGTTTCACCTCGTCGGGTCGTTCCGCGCCCAGAAGGCACGGTTTGCGTTCAAGCGTGTTTTTCAGCTCCCGCAATGCCGTCGAAAGGTCGGTCTGCGCACGCACGCTCTGGGCCGTCAGATCCACGAGATTCCGCTCCAAAAGATCGATGCGTTTGGCCATGCGGCCTTCGCGCTCCTGCGCGGCTCTGCGATCCGCATCGCTCGCCGATGCGAGCCGCCAGACCAAGAACGCCGCCAGCGCCGTGAAGCCGCCCTGCATGACCAGCGTGATGAGTTGCGCTTCGCCCATTTACACGTCCTCCACGGCGATCTGTTTCGTGTGAATCCGCAACGTCCGGCGATACGGGTCCGACCAACGCCAGCAAAGTTCGCCGCCTGGGGCCATGACCTCGTAGACGTAGGCCTTTCCGCCTTCGATCTCCCGAATGCGGTCGCCCGCCTTCGGAAGGATCGCCGCTCCGCTCAGCGCCAGGGCGGAGCCGAGGACGAGGTAGTCCCTCGCCTCGACCCGCTCCATGACGCCGTAACCTTTGTCGAGCCGGAACACGGTTCGGCCGACAGTGGCCGCGACCTCCACGGAGTCCGTTCCGCGAACGTAGACGACCGGCCGTGTGGCATGCGCCTCGCGCATGTCTTCGAGCCAGTTCGAACCTTGTTGAAGGAGGTCGGCCACGGTAATTCCCTCACTGGCTCAAGCGCGTCCGCACGACGGCGTCCGCGTCGGATGCCGCCTTCACGGTCTTGCCGATTTCCTTGTTCGCGCCCGACTCGCTGTCGGCCTTGGCGACCTTCTCGGCGGCGTCCCAGTAGACCCGGGTTCCGGCCGGAATGGCTGTCGCCGCGCCGGTCGCCTTGGGAAAGTCGAAGAGGCCGGTCACGGCCAACGCGCCGAGCTTGCCCGCCGGGATGTCGAGCTTGGCGACTCCCACGAGATCGCCCTGCACGACCACATCGCCCGCTTTCACTTCCGCGACCGGGGTGTAATCCACCGCGTCACCCGTCTGGATGTACTTGGTGCTCATGTCTGTTCTCCTTGAGGTTTAGGCTTCGCCCTTGAATTTGGTCATGCCCCGGTAGTCCTGTTCGCGGACGCCGAGGTCAAAAATCACCCGGAACTTCACGCCCAGAGTGTCCAGGTCGGTTTCGCCCTGCTCGACGATGGGGATGCGGCGGCCCTTGAGGTAGCCGATCTCGAACGTGTCCACGACCGCCGGGTCGGCGAACAGGAACCACGCCTTGGCCGAGGCACCGGAGTAGTTGGTGTTCGAGAGATACGGGCTGGTCACGACCTCGATGTCCTCGTCCGCCAGCGCGTTGTAGGTCGGGATGCGGGCCTTGTTCGCGCTGCCGGTGGCGAAGAACGTCACCGAGTTGAGCAGCTCGCGGGCCGTCATCTTCAGCGCCGTCGGCACCAGCAGGAACTTGGGATTCACGTTGATGGGCTGACCGTCGGCGTCGGTCTGGTCCAGGAACATCTGGATGGCCAGCGCCATCGAATCGGCCGAAAGCGCCGTGTCCGCGCCGTCGCGCCAGTTCTTGTGATCGGCGTGGAAGAGCGTCTTGCCGTCGCCCTGGACGGGGTTGCCCAGAAGGCGAGTGAAGAAGAGCTGATCGATCTTCCGCGCGGCTCGCGCGCCCATGCCTTCGGGCACCTTCATGAAGGCGTTCAGATCATCGTTGTAGATCATCTCGCGGGTGAGCGCGAAGATCTTGCCGAACGTTCCGAGCTGGTTGGTCGCCTTCTCCTCCTTGAGACCGCCGTGCTTGAGTTCTCCGTCCGGCGCGACCGGTTCGAGGTCGCCCACGTCGGTCAGGCGGTAGCGCTCCGACTCCTTGAAGTCGTTCAGCTCGCCCTCGGAGCAGAGCCGGGTCGCCACGATGGGCTGGGCCTCGAAGGCCTTCAGCAGCTTCTTGTTGGCGACGTTGTTCAGGATGCCGGGCAGCGAGACCGTCGAAAATCCTGCACGGATCGTGTCGTTGCCGAAGGTCCGTGGAACGGTCAATCCCTCCATCGTGGCGCATTCGGCCAGCAAGGACTGGAGGCTGATCTCCCGGTTGGCGTAGGCGCTCTCGACGACCTGCTCGCCGTATTCCTTCACGAGCGTCTGGTCGGAGATCCCGGCCCGCAGGCAGAGCGCCGCCTCCAGCGTCTTCTTGTCGTAGTTCGCGCCCTTGTCGGCCCGGGTGAGGATGTGGACGTCGGCCTGCGGACGGTTCTCCCGCATGGCCTTCAAGACCTTCTGCGAGGTATCCTCCACGCTCCACCCCAGGCGGATGGCGTCCCGCTCGATGCGCGGGAACTCGCCGCCGCAGATTTCCTGGACGGCCGAGACGCGTTCCCTTTCGGTGCGGACCGCCGTCTGCGCCTCTTCACGCGCCCGGATGACCGCCTCGGCGGCGGACGGCTGCGTCCGCGCCTCGACCGGCGGCTTGCCGGGGTCATTCTCCGGTTTCCCGGAACCGTTCGTTTCCGTCTCGAACATCGCCTTCAGGCTCGCCGTCTGTTCCTCGGACAGCCCCGCGAGTTCGAAACCCTTCGCTTTGATCCATTGCTCGAAGTCCATTGTCATGACCTCCATGTTGATGTTGTCCTCGAATGCCGGAACCCGTCCGGCTTCCACTTTCGCCGTCGTCGCGTCGTCCGCGCCAAGCGCCACAAAACTCACTTCACCCAGCTTCGCCTGCCGGACCAGGTAGACCGGACCGGCGAAATCCCTGCCGTTGGCGCTGGCCATCTTGCCTTCCGGCACGAAGACGACCTTCTTCACCGCCGCGCCGATGTTGGCTTGCCAGGGAAAACCGTTGTCGGATGCGCCGACCACCTCTTGCGCCGCGCTGCCCACGCCGGAGATGACCCCGGCCACCGTGAGCGCTCCGCCATCGACGCCGACCGCGTCGGTGTGCCCGACGATCCGGCCCGTGTCGTGGTCCATCAAAATCGGCCGCGACTTCTTGCCGACGGCCAGTCCCGCCATGTCCACGACCACCGGATACGGCCAGCCGGAAAGCGTCATCGCGCCGCCGGTGTAGGCGGTCATCGTGAACCGCCGGAGCGTTTTTCCGTCGGCGGAGGCCGCTCCAGCCACGACCTTCACGCCGCCGGGCTCGGCCCGGATGTAGAACCCGCCGGGCACATCGTGCCCTTTTGAACGCGTCTTACTCATCGCCTGTGTTCTCCTCGGTTGGATTCGGTTCCGGGGCCGGGCCGGCCTGCGGCTTTGCGTCGCTGGCCGGAAGCCCCAATTCCTTCATGAGCGCGATCTCCTTGGCCCGCTGGCGCAGCTCCATCTCCCAGTCCTTGCCCTGACGGGCGTATTCGTGGGCGAGCGTGGTCGTATGGTTCTTGAGGCGGGTTTCCTGCGCGGACGCTTCCTTGGAAGGGTCCACATGCTCGAAGCCGTCCCAGAACCACTGGTGCGGCGGGAGCGCCCGGAGCAGGTCGAAATTGCGGACCAGCACGGCGTACTCGCGCAGCCATGCGGCCAGCACGCGGTCGAGAATCCGCGAGGCCATGAACGACTGGTCCACGCGGATGGATTTGAAGTAGGTCTGGTGGTCGAGACGGCCGGAGGCGTAGTTGTAGCCCGAGGAGTTTCCCACCGCGATGTTGAACGGCATGTTCAGACATCGGGCGATCTCGTTGAGAATCTCCTTCTTGAACTCGGCATAGGTCGTCGCCGGTTGCATCGGCTCGACCTGTGACATTTTCCAGCCGCCGGGCATGGTGAGCAGCATGTTCCGTTCGAGTTCGATCAGGTCCATCGGCTCGACGGAGTCCGCTTCGCCGTTGGCCGGAGCGTCGGTGTAGAGGATGCCCGCGAAATCGGCCGCCGCTTCCGCCGCCGAAAGCACCGCCAGCGTGAAGCGCCGAAGCTGGGCGAAAAGCGGCAAGGCGGGCGTGATTTCCGGGATGCCCCGGTGCTGCCCCGGCCGATCCTGCCGGAAGACATGGATCATCGCCGAGGCGGGAACGGTCGTGAAATCGTCGAACGCCATCCGGTTCGGTCCGCCGGGATGGTCTTTCATCACCCGATAGGCGACCGGATTGCCGTAGTCGTCCAGAACCAGTCCGTCCACTTCGTGATCGTCCAGGATGTGCCGCAAGGGGCTCGTGACCTGATCGGCTTCGATGAGCAATAGATCGATCTGGACGGTGTGTTCGACACGGGGATTGAACGCGAGGATGGCGAAGGATTCGCCGTCCTGCGAGCGCGCCGCCCGCATGGTGCGGAGCTTCTCGGACAGTCCGACCGCGTGCGACCAGAGATGGAACTCGGTCTCGACGGTGCGGTTGAGCGTGGGGTCATCGGAAAGCATCTGCAGGCGCGGTCCGGTGCCGACTGTGTCGTTGGCCAGCGTCAGGACGATGCCGCGTGCGTAGGAGTTGTTCGCCACCTCGTAGCGGGCGCGGTTGCGGAGCGTCCGGCGAACTTCCACGCCTGCCGCCGCGTCGGGCGAAAGGGAATCGGCCCGCGCCCAGTGGCGGCGGTTGTTCTCGGTCGTCTCCGCCGAGTCGAACCCGGCGCGGAGCCGCCGCATCGCCAAGGCGCGAACATCCGAGCGCCGCAGGATGGGTTTCTGGAACCCGCCCAGGCGGATCGACGTCCTCGATTTGGTTTCGGTGGTGGTCTGCATTAGGCGCTCCCCGGGGGAACGAGCTTGGTCATTCGCAGGCCGAGACCTTTGGCCTTGGCCGCTTTCTTGGAGGCGAGATAACGGTCCGCAGCGATCTGGTCGGTCAGACCGTGCTGTTCCATTTCGACGGAATCGCCCTTGGCCCGCTTGGGGCCCTTGGCGTTCTGCTCGATGGTCTTGTCGATCTCGTCTGCCATGCATCGCTCTCCGTATGGCGAGGCTTTTTCTGTCCGAGTTGCGGACAAGAGATGCACCGCGCCTAATGCGATACTTACCCGGCGGAATGACGAGATGACGGACGGGGGAAGAGATTTCGGTGGGACGCGCTACGGGTAGAACTTAATCCGGGAAAATTTCTGTCGAAGACAACGGATGGGCCGCAACGCCACATCGTAGCGGTAATATTTCTGACCACTTCTAGGCAATACTGGCCACTGATCTGTCCAGTTGATGCGTCGGCCACTTGGCTGGAAAAACGCTTACGCGCCAAGAAAAATAGTTACCAGAAGATGGTTTGCAGGAAAAACTATTGCGGGCCTCGAAAAACGCGCCGGAATGGTCGTGTCGCATGAAAATTGAGCCCGCAGTCAGGTAGTCATCCCCCAAGGCCCGCCATGCTTCCACTGCCCGCTCCATTTTCGGTGACGGGCGAGCGCCTCGTAAACTGGATAGACTTACCTCCACTTGTCACCATCTGGCGGTAATACTATCCATTGGCGTCCAATATGCGCACGGAGTCTACCGCTTGAGGATAAAAAGCGCTTTCACGTACACTTCATACGTCGTCATCCGCCGTCCACAGTTCCGGCATTCGCGGCGACGACGGATGCGACCGCCGGTGGCGGCCCGGGTGTAGAGGATGTGCAGATGTCGGCATCCGCAGGCCGGACACTCGATTCCACGCCTCTCCTGTTCGGGATGTTGCCGTTCAGCAGGAATGGGATTCCGCTCCGTCATCGCCGCCTGCCTTTCTGGAGCGCGGAGAGCTTCATCGGTCCGGCCTTGGTCGCGGCCTTGGCATCGGTGCCGGGCAGGATCGCGCCCTGGATGGATGCGCCAACGGCACAACCCACGAGGCAGTCGAGCCAGTGGTTGTCCTGCGCCTCCGGCCGGAGACGCCATTCGTCCACCACACGCCCGCGTCCCTCGGTCTTCACGCGATATTCGGCGGTCAGGTGCTCGGCCAGGAGCCGATGCGCTTCGGCGTCGCGCCCGAAAAGCGATAGACAACCCCGGTCGCCCATCGGGACGGCAAGCCGGGCATGGATGAAGCTCTTCCAGAAGTTCGAGTCGAAGAGCGCATGACGAACGGAACGTTTCCCTTGGACGTTCGGAATGCGCCAGTTGAACCCGACCCGGTCGCCGCGCTTTCGTTTGTACTCGGCGAACGGCATGCTCGCCGCGCCCACGAACCGGCCGTGGCTGGGCAGAAGCACTGCCGCGTGGGCGCTCTGTCGGCAGAACTGATAAACGACATCCGTGGACGTGCCCCAGTTGGCGTCGATCAGGCATCGGTCCACCCGCATCATGGCACCGTCATCCCTCCGCCATTCCCGATTCAGGTAGTCGCCGGTGAGGTGTTCCAGCCCGGCGTAGATCGCACCTTCAAGTCCCGTCCCCTTGGCCGCCATCTGCAGCGTCTTCTGCGCATCTCGGAGTGTGAAATATGCCCGCCGCTGATCCGGGTAAGCGCCGTAGTCGAGAACGAAACCGGTAAAGTCGTCCTCGAACGCGGCCACGATCCAGAAAAGCAGCTTGCCCTGGATATCGATGAACATCGTCAGATGGTTGACGCCGACCGGGATCTCGCCACGTTTCATTCCGTTGAGTTTTCCGGCGATCTGGTCGGATGTGAGCAATCCCTCGTCCTCGATGCCCTTCTCCGGGAGCGGCTCGTTCTGGTATTCGGCGAAGAACGCCGCCTCGTCCTGGAGCTTCAGGTTCATGGCGTGCTGGATGGCGGACGCCTCGTCATGGTTGAACCGCTCCGGCCAGGCGATCTCCGCGCCCTCGTCGAGGGCCGACCGGTTCGCCTCATAGAATGTCGTCGCCTCCCGCATGTCGCCGTGGATGCGCAACGACTCGGCCCGAACCTCGGCGTACTTCGCCCAGAGCTTCTCGTTGGTCGGGAAGCGATAGACCATCCGCGTCCGCTCGGCGTTCCATTCCGGGTGTTTTTCGCGGTCCAGGATGTTGTCGGCCATGTCGCCAGGGCGGATGACCGTGCAGGGCATGATGCCGGAGATCTTCTTGCCGGGACCGGCCAATCCCAGAACCGCGCCCGCGAGGATGCGCTCCCGCGTGGCGCACTGCGAAAGACTCCGCGCCGACTCGTCGGTCTGCGGATCGTCCAGCACCACCAGCGTCGGACGGACGGTCTGTCCGTCGGCGCGCTTGTACTTCATGCCCCGGATGCGACCGGTGATCCCCGCGACCTTGATGCTCGCGGCGCTCGCCTTCGAGCCGGGCATGGACGGGAGCACGACCTCGTTCGCCGTCCATCCGATGTGTGTCCGCTCGCCCTTGAACAATTGTCCCGAGCATCGGTTGGCGATCCCGTCCAGGCACCGGATGGGATAGACGACTTCGGGAAAGTCGGCTTCCAGAAGGTCGTTGCCGTCGAGTTCCATCTTGATCGAGTCGAGCATCTCGACCGCGTGGACCTCGGATGCGCCGATCAGACAGACGAACTGCCGATGACCGTAGAGCACGGCCCAGAGACAGGCGCATTCGGCGATGCTGGTCTTGCCGCTGCCTCGCGGCATGGCGAGCGAAAAGAGTCCGCCGTGCAGAACCGCCTGCTCGATGCGGGCGATGACCTTCAGGTGGTCCGGCGACCACGCGAGATGGAATGTCTGCGGAAAATACGCTTCGCAAAAGAATCGGAAATCGCTCGCGGCCCGCGTCTTCCGGCCCGGGTCGCCCACGGCGGGCAGTTCACCGATGTCCCGTCCGGCCTCGGAGAGCGCCCGGTTCCTCGCGGCGGCGCGTTCCTTGAGCGCCTCGTATTCGGAGGTCGGGTCCACGGTCTTCTTGGGCGCGTGGCGTTGTTCCGCGAGCCACGACACGTAACGGAAAAGGTCCACGCGACGGCCGTCGCCGATGCGAAAGCCCGCACGCATCCGATGCCGATAGAGCTGTCGTTCGTCGATGACCGCCCCGAGCGGCGTCGAGTTCAGAAGGCGCGCCAAGTCGGCAGGCTTGAGATTTCTGGGGTCAATCGCCACGGGCGGCATGCTCCTTCACCAGCCATGCGGCATAGTGCACGAGGTTGACGGTTCCGTCCGCATTGACGGGCGCGCCCGCATCGATGTCCCTGTGCAGCATCTCCGCCGTGACGGATTTCCCGGCGCTCTTGGAGAGCAGTTTCGCCAAGTCGGAAACTGCCAGGGCCGTCACTTTCAGGCACACGTTTTGCATGGGTGCGTCACCGGACATGCATGTCCTCCCGCCTCTGGAAATCTTCAGAAATTCGCAGGGTTCCCCTTGGCTTTCTGCGCCCCGCATGGCTCATGTGTGTGTGCTGGCGCGGAATGGGCCGCGCCGCGAACAGGAAAGGACGACTAACATGGAGAACCGCAAGGAGATCGAGGCCGGGCGCGTGAAACGCCAGCTCCGGCAAACCGCTGCCGAACGGTACGCCGACCACCGCAACGACATCGCCATCCTGATGGATTGCATTCAGATGGAACTCGACGAACACGCGAAGCGCGCCGCCGAGAAACCGAAAGACTGGGGATTCGCCGGTGATCTCGGGCGCGTGCGCGAAACGATGAAGGAGACGCTGCAATCCTTCCTCATCGGACGGCACGGATGGTCCGAAACCGAGGCGGCGCGGTTCATTCAGGACCACCTCGAGGAGATGCGCGGCGAGTAGAACCGAACTGTTCGACCCAGGCATGGTGCCGACGGTCATTTCAACAACCACAGAAGGAGACGAGCCATGAAGAAGACGAGCAAGAAGAACGCGGGCAAGCAGGAGAAGGTCGCCAAGAAAACCAAGGCGAAGGTCGAAGAGACGGTCGCGCCGGAAACGCCGGTCGCCGAGACCGCCCCGGAGGCGAAGACGCGGAAGAGGACGGTGCGCGAGGACGGGACGATGTCCGGCCTCGATGCCGCCGCAAAGGTGCTGGCCGATGCGGGCGAGCCGCTCAACAGCAAGACCATCGTCGAGCGGGCCATCGAGAAGGGACTCTGGAAGACCGGCGGTAAGACGCCTGCAGCGACGGTCTACGCCGCCATGCTCCGGGAAATCCAGAAGAAGGGCGATGCATCGCGTTTCGCCAAGACGGAGCGCGGGATGTTCACGATCAAAGCGTAGCATCGCACCATCCTCCGCTTCGATCTGCCCCAGCGCGGGCCGCCGCGACTGGGGTTTGGTCGGTCAGGACATCTCCCGGTTCCACGAACGACACCGGCTTTCCCATCTGCCGCGCCAAGACGATCTCCGCCTGCACGCCCCGCGATTCCCGCCAGCCATCCAGCGTCAAGACCCAGACCTCCGCGCAGACCTCCAGGAACGCCCGGTCGAACCGCTCCCAGAAGCCCCAATCGAGCGGCAGGTCATGCGCCGCGATGGCGTGCGAGTAGGCGATGGGCGAAAAGACCGGGATGCCGCATCGGAACATCTCCGCCGCCTGACGGCACGCGGCATGGAACCGCGCCTCGCGGACCGCCGCGTTGGGGTGTGAATACGGGCTAGCGAGATAGATCATGCGACCACCTCCGCTGCGACGCGCTCAGCTTTCTTGCCCGTGAACTCTTCCCACCTGCGGACGATGACGTCGCAGTAGAGCGGGTCGAGTTCCATGAGGTACGCCCGCCGCCCGGTCTTCTCCGCCGCGATGAGCGTCGAGCCGGAGCCGCCGAAGAGGTCGAGGACGTTCTCACCGGGCTTTGACGAGTACGTCATGGCGCGGACGGCAAGTTCCACAGGCTTCTCGGTCAAATGGACCATCGACTGCGGATTGACCTTCTTGATCGACCAGACGTCGGTGGCGTTCGTGATTTCCGGGTTGAAGTAGTGCGCCGCGCCTTCCTTCCAACCGTAGAAACACCACTCGTGATTCCCCATGAAGTCCTTCCGAGTGAGCACCGGATGTTCCTTCACCCAGATGACCATCTGCGAGAAGTAGAGTTCGCACTCGCGCAGCGCGTGCGGGTAGTTCCAGATGTTGGTGTAGCCGCCCCAGATGTAGAACGACCGGCCGTCCTCCAGGACGCGCTGGATGTTCCCGAACCACGCCCGCAGGAGCCGAGCGAACTCCTCGTCCGAGACGAAGTCGTTGGCCAGCGGCCGGTCCTTGGGCCGGAGCTTCTCGTGCGTCGCATGCGCGTTCGATCCCCGGATCGCCGCGTCCATGCCCTGCTGGCCCATGTATTCGCCGGACGCCTGCGCGGCGGCCACCGCGTTGTTCGAGCGCGGGGCGACCTTCACGTTGTAGGGCGGGTCGGTGTTCACGAGCTGAATCTTCGCGCCGTCCAGGAGCCGATCCACGTCCTCGGTCTTGCTGGAATCGCCGCAGAGCAGACGGTGGTTGCCAAGCACCCAGATGTCGCCGGGCTTCGTGATCGCTTCGTCCGGCGGCTCTGGCACGGCATCCGGGTCGGTGAGTCCCTCGGTGCCCGTTGTCCCGAGCATCTTCTCCAACTCCTCCGACGAGAAGCCGAGCAGTTCCAGGTCCACATCCATGCCGCGCAACTCGGACAACTCGATGGGCAGGAGTTCCATGTCCCACGAGGCGAGTTCCGCGACCTTGTTGTCCGCGATCCGGTACGCCTTGATCTGCGTCGGGGTGAGGTCGGTGGCCACGTGGACAGGCACTTCCGCGAACCCAAGTTTCTGCGCCGCCTTCCAGCGCGTATGCCCGACGATGATGACGCCCTCGGCGTCCACGACGATGGGTTGACGGAAGCCGTATTCCCGGATAGACCGGGCGACCGCCTCCACCGCGCCGTCGTTGTCGCGGGGATTCTTGTCGTAGGGCTTGATGTCCGTGATCTTCCGATTTTCGACTTTCATGGCATGTTCTCCTGTTGCTGGTTGCGGCCTACCGGGCCGCGCGGATTGTCCGTGAAAAGTGCGTCAGGTTCGCCCGGCGTCCGCTTCCTGGCGCAGGGTTGCGCCCCGTTCGCGCCCCTGTGCGCCAAGGCGCGTCCTTTCCGTCGGGTCGGCCAAGGACGCGTCCGCGCCCGGAACGCGACCAAACGCGCCCCTGCGCTGCCTGTGGCGCGAAACCGGACCGGCAAAACAAACTGTGATGGACAAGGCGACCGTTCCCGCGCGCGTCTCGGCGCGTTTTGCCCGGCGGAGGAACCGTGGAAACATGTCCGAAGCGCCGGTCAGGGGGTGAAAGAAAAGGAATCAGGGAAAGAATAGAATGGCACAATCCTTGCAACGCCAATGAGTTGCGCCGCTCGTCCAATTCTTTCATTCTTTCCCTTGGGCATTCACAGGCGCTCACACACATACGCGCGAGCGGGCATGCGAGCGGATGGGGGTGAAAGAGTGAAAGAATAGAGAGAGAGTTGTTTTTCTCTTTATTATTCAATGACTTACGACCACCCGATTCTTTCACCTCGATGGGGTGAAAGAACGGGAACTGCGGGGAAGGAATGGAGATCGCCATCATGCGTCACCTGCCTGTTCCGTCAGCCGATATTCGAGCGTCGGGCGTCCGCCGTGCTTGGATTGCTGGGCCTGCGCGATGACGATGTCTCCGCGCTCGACGAGGGTCGTGACGAGATCCCGGAACGCCTTGGCGTCCTGTTTCATGCGTTTGAGAAGCACGCTGTGCGGAAGGCTCCGGTCCGGCGCGTCGCGCAGCTTCTCGATCAGCTTCAGGCACTCGGCGTGGAACGGATTCTCCGCGACGTGGCTTCGCGCCATGAAGAGCATGCGCCGGGTCTGGTGCATGACGAACCGGGTCGCCCACTCGGCGGCGGAAAGGCCGATGCGCGGCGTTTCGTGGTTCTCGCTCACGGCATGGATCAGCGCGAGTTTGCGGGTCTGTTCGCTCACGCGCCCCCAGACGGTCGTCCCGACCGGATCGCCTGCGGCTTCGGCCTTGGCGTATTCGGCCTCGGCTTGTTCCCGCGTCTCGACCAGCACGCGCTTGGCGTCGTCGGTGTGCTCGACGACGGCCGGGACGGGATGCCAGTTGTCCAGATTGCCGGTGCCGGGGCGGAAGTCCGACCACCACTTGGCGGTGGCAAGGACACGCGGAGGCAGGTCCAGGATGCGCGGCTCCTGTCCCTTCGGGCGCGGTCCGCTCTCGAGGATGATCATGCGGGCGAAAAAGCCGTTCGTGAGCATCCGCTCCGAGAGCGCCTCGTAGTAGTGGTTCGGGATGGCTGTGCCGAAGATCACCAGACACGGCTGGTCAATCGCGCCGGGCGCTTCCTTGCCCGCCTTGCGCCGCATGGGAAAGACGCTGTTGGCGGCCGAATACATCGTCAACAGTGTGCCCATGACGTTCTCGTGCCGGGCGTCCTTGGCCTTGTTGATGGACTGGAGCATCCCGTCGATCTCGTCGGTCTGAAAGAGCATGCAGGGCTTGATGAAGAGCGCGTCCTGGACGCCTTCGCCCGAAGCGAAACGTTCGCCGAGGCCGTCGCCGATCCCGACTTGATGGGCGATGCGGGTGTTGATCTTGCGGGGCCAGTCCTTCCCGGCCGCCGAGTGCGCTAGGCCGAGCAGGTAGACATTGGTGCGGTTGTCGCCGGGATCGCGGACCTTCCGCCCGGCCAGGAATGCCTGCAAAGCCAGCGCGCCGCAGAACGCCATGCCCGCGTTCGGATAGGGCGCCGTCTCGATGCAATGATCCATCACTTCCGAAATGAACCCGGGCACGCGGAGCAAGTCATCCGGCATCGGACCGGGATCGAGCGGCCCGGGCGTCGATTTCCGGTCTGGCTCGGTGGTTGTCGTGGTTTTCGCCAGAAGGCCGGAAAGGTCCACGTCCGGCAGCGGTGGCGCGTTCTTTTGATCGCGGAGCCAGCCGAGCGGCCGGTCGTGCGGCTTGGAGGCCGCGTCCTCGACTTTGTGCCGCAGTTCTTTTTCCGACCACGGCGGCAGACAGCGCGGATTGTAGTGCGCCAGCAACAACGCCATCGCACGATCCGGTGCCAGACCGAACCCATGCACCATCGCCGTCGCCGCCGCATAAGCGGCGCTGTGGCCGCCTTGGCCGCTTATGGCGGGCGGCATGGCATCGAGATAGGCGAGAGCACGCCGTTCGAGATCATCGGGCGGCGCGGTCGCGGTGCTGGTCGGTACGTTCGGTTGTTTCGCCATCCGCCCGTTGTCGAGCACGGCCGCAAGCCACGGCGGAGGTTCGGGCAGATCGACAGGCGATGATGCGAGTTCCGCGCCGTCGGCCCAACGATAGAGCTTGCCGTCCACGACCGATGGCGGCGCGACGATGTAGCCGCCATTGGCGCGCGTGTCGACCTTGGGCGCGAGCTTGCCGCTCGTGTTGCCCCAGGCGCGTCCGGCCGGTTGACGGAAGACATGGTGCCGTCCGCCGTTCGGCGTGAATGACAAAGCCGCGCGGGCGAGTTCCTGCTGACGCTCGGGTTGATCGCCGAGCCACGGGTTCTCCGCTCCGTCCACATCCACCACCAACAGTCCCGTTGTCGCCAGTCCGATATTGGCGTTGGGATGCCGTTTCCACCATGCCTCGATCCGGTTCGCGTCCGTCGTGGCGTCCTTGCACCCATGCTTGGTGATGGGCGCTTTGCCGCCGGGCGTGCAGGGAAAAACCGCATAGCCGAGCCGGGCATAGGCCAGAGCGGATTCAGAAAGGGATGGAGTCGTCATCGACACCCTCCCATGCCTGGACCGGCGCGGCGTTCTCCTCCACGTCGTCCCATCCCGGTTCGCGGTAAGACGGTTTTTCGTCCAGCGCGTAGCCGACGATCCGGTCGTATTTCTCGCCGGTCACGCTGCGAATCGTGATGGATCGTGTCGCGCAGAGCGCCCCGGCCTCGGCCAGACGGACAGCATCCTCGGCGTTCTCCGGCACGGGCACATTGGAACGCTTGCGCCACCACGACTCGGCTTTGGCCCGCGCGAAGCCCGTGTGCTCGAAGCAGACCCATTCCGATTGGTATTGTTGCCAGCCGATCTGGTAGTCCACGCGCATCGAGCGCGGCGCGTCCGGCGGCGCATCCCGCTTGCAGTGGACGCTGTAGCGCGTGTCATGCACGGCGCGCTCGTTCAGGCTCACTTGCCCGGATAGGATGCCCTCCGTGCCTGCCTTGGCGTTGTGCATCCGGCGCTCCGGCGGCGGAAAGACGAATCCGCACTGCGGACAGGTCGAATAGCCGGTGGCGACCAGCGCATTACACTCGGGACATTTCTTGGCCGGAGCTTCTCCGTCGCCTTGGGGCCGCCCGTCATCATCGATGCGGATCGCGTCCACAGGTCCGTGGCGCAGCACGTTCCCCCCGAAGTCCAGGATCAGGCAGTTTTGCTTTCCGTCGCAGAGGCGGAAACCCCGACCGGCCATCTGATAGTAGAGTCCCGGCGACATGGTCGGGCGCAGCATCGCCACGCAGTCCACATTTGGAGCGTCGAACCCGGTCGTCAGGACGTTCACATTGACGAGGTACTTGATGCGTCCGGCGCGGAAGTCGGCGATGGCCCGTGCGCGATCCTGATCCGATGTCTCGCCGAAGACAGTCTCGACACGGGAATCCGACCGGCGCAGCGTCTCGGCAACATGCCGGGCATGCTGGATGCCGCTGGTGAAAACCAGGCAGGACTTGCGGTCGCGGGTGTACTCGACGATCTCCTTGCAGGCCGACTCGACGCGCTCCTGCTTGTCCATAAGCGCCTCGACTTCGTCGGCCACGAACTCGCCGCCCCGGATGTGAAGGTCGTCGGTGTTCACTTCCTCCCGACCGCCCTTGGAGACGAGCTGGCAGAGATAGCCTTGGACGATCAATTCGCGGACGCCGATCTCGTAGCAGATCGAGTTCAAGACATTGTCCGGCCCGCAGATCGCACCGGTCGTCATGCGGAACGGCGTGGCGGTCAGCCCGATAACGCGCAGGTTCGGATTGATCTTCCGAGCGTCCTCCAGAAACGTCCGGTACATGCCGTCGCCATCCGGCGGAATCATGTGCGCCTCGTCCACGATCACCAGATCGAAGCGGTCGAGATCGCAGGCCCGCCGGTAGACGCTCTGGATGCCCGCCACGATGATCGGGTGCTCCGTGTCGCGGCTCTTCAGCCCCGCCGAGTAGACGCCGACCTGATGCCACATCTCCGGCGCGACCAGATGGAGCTTCTCCAGCGTCTGCTCCAGAAGCTCTTTCACATGGGCCAGGATCAGGACGCGGCCGTTCCAGCGGCCTACGGCATCGCGACACATCGTGGCGATGACCGGGGTCTTTCCGCCCCCGGTCGGGATCGCGACAACGGGGTTGTCGTCATGTTCCCGCAGATGGCGATAGACCGCCTCGACGGCTTCCTGTTGATAGGGTCTCAATTGCATCATCGGTGTTCCGTAATCTCCTCGATGCGAACGATGGTCATGCCGCCCGGCACGCAGCCGCGCTTCTCGATCACGAGCCGCACGATCTGGCTGTCATCGCGGTAGACGCCGCCGTGCTGGAGCGCGTCGAACAGGCTCTTCTGGACGTTGTCTATGTCCCGCCGCCGGTTGTCGGGAGGATAGACCTCGACCTGGACGGCGAGCGGTTTGTCGAATCGTCGGAGGCCGCTGACCGCGAGGACCGACAGAACCCGTTCCCGGAATCTGCGGCCCTCGCGGCTGATGAGCGTCCTCGGCCCGACACGCCGGTAGTAGTGGTTCACCGACGGCGGATAGGGCAATTCGATCTCGATCATCGGCGCGCCCAAGGAGGGGTTTGCGCGGCCGCCTGCTGCGGCTGCCCCGCCGACGCCTCCTTCTTGGCGTAGCCTTTGATCTCGTTCGTGATGTCGCCGGTGTCCTCGCGCTTCTTGCACTTCACGGTGATCACGAGCGGCAGGTTGTGCAGCTCGCACGAGTCGTTCGGGGCCATTACCCCGAGAGCGCGACAGATCGCCGACAGTTCGCCTTGCGCGATCTTCACGGTGAGCGCGTTGGGATTGTCGAGATTCAGGCGGGCCCAGAGATTCCGGCCCTTGAACTCGCCATCGATGATCTGGAATGTCAGTTCCAGGAAGTTCCCGTTGCCGGACTTGGTCGGCTTCATCTCCGAGTCGGTGATGATCGCCAGGTATTTCCCGGCCGGGACCGGCTCGAAGTCGGTCGTGGGTTCCACTGTCCTTGCGTCGAATCCTTGCAGATTAGCCATTGGTCTTTCCTCCGTTCTTGGTGGTCGCGGCGACAGGCGTCGAAGCGGCCAGATGTTTTGCGTAGATGTTCCAGTCGAGCGGCAGCTCGTCCGGCAGGTTCAGCCGGTTCTTCGCCACATGGGCGGGCCGCTCGGTCGTGCGGATGATCCGCTCGCCGGAGCCAATGCCCTGTGTGCGCGTCTGGCTGAACCCCTCGTCCAGCTTCTTGGTGAATACCTTGTAGGTGGCGAAAAGCACCTCGTCGCACCACTCCTGCACCACCGACGACGCCAGTTTGTGCAGGCGCGGCACGTAGCGGTCATAGGTCTCGGTCTCGGGGTTCTCGAACTTCTCGATCTTGGCATGCGCCAGCAGGATCACCGCCATCCCGCGCTCGCTTCGCAGGGCGTTCAGGCCATCCAGGAACTCGCGCCACTGGGTGAGTCCCAGGACGTAACCCTTGGCATAGGGAATGTCCTCGATGCTCTCGACACCGCGCTTCTTGCAGACGTCCGACCAGATGAGCCGCTCGAGCCAGTCGAGCGAGTCCACCACCACCGTGCGGTAGGGATGCTTTTCGGAGTACAGCTCCGACAGGGCCGCGATGGCCTGATCGAACGTCTCGGCGAGCGGAAAGCGGTTGCAGTCGATCTCGCCCAGGCCGTCCTCGGTCTGGATGAAGATGGGCTTCTCGCTCATCGCTCCGAACGTCGATTTACCGACGCCGTGGGTGCCGTAAAGCATCACCCGGCGCGGCGCGGGACGTTTCCCGCTCTGGATTTGTCCAAGCAACTTCATGTTCGTGTGCCTCCTTTCGGTCACAGGTAATCGAAGGTTCTGATGTTCTCGTAGCCGGTCGGCCAGGAGTCCGTCTCCCGGCATTTCGCCAGCCGCGACATGGCCTGCTCGTTCTCTTTCTGGGCCAAGGCCAGGACGTTCTGTCCCATGACCCAGACGCCGGTGCGAAACGGCTCGCGCTTCTCGACGGCGATGATGAAGACCGGCGCGACGGCGCCCGCGACGAGCGCGAGCACGCTCCGGTAGAACGAGAACTGATGCGCGTAGCCGTAGCTCTTTGCGTCCATCTCCAGCCAATCGAGGTTGTCGCAGGTCTTGAGGTCGACGATCCCGCGTTCGGGATGGACCCAGTCGATGCGCGACTGGCACGCCATGCCGCCGTACTCGGCCCGGACCACACCCTCGGCGACGCCGTCGGCCAGCAGCTCGGCGGCGTGCTTGTGCGCCCGGACGCTCGCGGCCATGCTCTCGACGAGAACCGACTGCTCGGTGGTCAGGACGGGCTTGCCCTGCGCCTCGGCCCATTCCGCATAGGCCTTGGTCCGCTCGCCGAAGACCTCGCCGGTCTTGGAATTGACCGGACCGCCCACGGCGTAGCGTTTCTCGAAGACTTCCCGTCCTTCAAGGATCAGCGTGTGCGCCGCGCGGCCGATCTGGTAGGCGGGACGATCTTCCTCCCGCACCAGTCCCAGTTCCTTCTTGTGGAACAGAAGCGGGTTCCGCCTGAAATCGGCGAGCCGATGGCTCGTGAGATGCGACGCCGACTTCGAGCGGTAGACCTCATCCGGCTCGACGATCAGGTGCGCCGTCGCGCACGGCAGTTCCGGGATGTTGGCGTCGGCGGATTTCGCCGCGGCGCTCCTGCGTTTGAACAGATTCTCTTTGAAGCTCATGTGATCACCTCCTGGGGCTGGGTGGTGCGGGGGGACTCGTCGACCCTTCGCACCTTGAACGCCGCCTCGCCGAACTCGCGGATGGCGAAGCCGGTGAAGATGCGGCAGAGGTCGCGGCCCACGGGCGTGGTGGCGTCGATCACGCAGGCGCGTTTCTCGGCGTCCACGCAGTAGGAGGCGTCCATCCGCACCCGCGACTGGCCGTGCAGGCTTTCGACCGCCAGCACCGCCAGAAGCAGGGATTCCTCGACTTCGGGCATCCGCGCCGACGGCTCGAACGTGTAGCGATAGATTTCCTTGTTCATGGTTTGGCTCCTCGTTGCGGCCCGCGCCCGGTGTCGGACGCGGGCGACAATGCCGATGATGGATACTTACCCGGCGGAACGCCGGGATGACGGATGGCGCTCACAGGTAATCCCTCAGACCGGCGTCCTCGAAGATCGCCCGGAGCTTCTTGACGTGGTCGTTGAGCGTCGTGCGGGGAACGCCCATCTCGCGTGCGGCGTCGGAGATGGTGCCGGTCTTGAGGTATTCGCAGAGTCTGCGGAGATGCGCCGGGAGCGCCGAGAGCGTGGCCCCCATGTCCTGGAGGAACTCCATCTCTTCCACACCCGTCCGGTTGCGCCGTCCGCACCGGAAGTCGGCGTCCTCCTGCGAGAGGAGATCGCCGCGCTCCACGGTGGAGCCGTCGCCGTCATCGACGCGCTCGTTGAGCGAACACGCCTCGCGGCGGTAGTCGCGCATCTCCGAGGTGCGGTGACGGATCAGCTTGCTGATCTTGCGTTCGATGATGCGGGCGACAAACGTCTTGTGCGTGCCTTTGTTCTGGTCGAACTTCGGCGTGCGCGCGATTACGTCGAGCATCATCTCCTGTTCGAGATCGTCGCGGTCGGACTCGGTGTAGCCCGCCGTGCCGACGAGATGTCGGGCTTTGTGCCGGATGACTTTCGATGCGTACTCATTGATTTCATGCTGCTTCTGGTTGGTTTGCATTGCTGCCTCCCTTGGCCGGGGAGGCGTGCGTGGGTGCCAACCATGGCAGCGACCGTGACGAGCGGAGGCATCGTGAGTTCGCCGTTGCGGCGGCACCCACGACTGCCTCCACTGCGTGGCCGGTTAGTCGTCTGGTTTCCGAAAACTGTTATTGAACGTTGGTGCGGGGGCCGAACCCGCTCGTCAGGCGCGCACCTCCTCCGCGATGGTCATGCGAAAGGGCAGACCACGCTGGATTTCGATTGAGACGATGAGACCGTCGCCCATAGCCTCCATCTGGGCGAACAACTCGCGGACTTGGACCTTGAGCGCGAAGTCGGATTTCGACAGTTCAGGCCGCGGGCCGTTCTCCCCGCCGAACTTGACCTCGCGGATCACGCGGGGCGGTGGAGTGAAGACCGGTTGACCCTGATGGACGGCCAGGTTTTCGATGCGGCCGTAGTTGACCCGCTGCATCTCCGTGAGCAGGAGTTGCCGGGTCGGGGTGAGCGATGCCTTTGAATCAGCCATAACTCGTTCCTTTCCAATTGGTAACGTGTTGTGGCGCTCGGCGAGACCCCGCCTCGGGGCCAATAAAAAACGCCGGATGCGCCTTCATGGCTGAAGGGGCGGCATCCGGCGTAGCAGAGGCTACGTTTGGCGTAGCCTCTGATTTTTCTCAGAAATTTCTGCGATTACTCAGTCATTCTTGACCGGCCTGGTCTCCCATTTGAGTCCGTCTTCCGGGGTATACCGGGGATCGTTCCCGAACATGATGGCGCTTTCCAGGTGCGCCGCCAACGCCGGGTCCGTGCCCTTGATCTGCTTCTCGATAATCCGTTTGACGTTGTTCCTGAAGCTGTCACGAATGTTCTTGCGTTTGTCCTTGGCCTTCTTCAGTTTGCCGCCAATCCCGACTGCCTCGTTGATCTTGGCGGTGATCATCACCAAATCATCCTCGCACTGTTTCTCCAAGACGTTGTTGTTGTCCCGACGGGCCTTCTCGATGTCCATGAGCAGTTCTTGCGCTCGTGCCCGGTATTCTCCAATGGCCTTCCAGTCGGATATGTCACCCAAGTGCGCCAGCATCGGATTAGCCGATGACTGGAGCCCTTGATCAATGGCTTCCTTGGCCGAGATCGCCTGATCACAGAAGTCGATGGCCGTACTGCATACGATGTCGATGGCCGGGCGTGACTCATTGGGAGACACCAGCAGATAATGAACGTAGCTGGCACCAAGCCAGGGCAGTACCGTGAAAGTATTCTGGCCTTTGAATCGCACCTGCCATGCGCCGCCGCATCGTCGGAACACGTTGTCGGGAATCTGCTCCTCGTAAACGGGGATGACGGGAACAGAGGTCGGGAGGTTGGACTCATAAACGACCCGCATCATGGCGTCAGCGGGAAGCGTTCGCTGGCGGATCGCCTGGCTATGTAGCGCGAACATCTTGTCGATCACCGTGTTGACCTCGGCGGAGTGGCGCTTATACAAATCAAAGCAACGTTGGGCGCTCGCGCCGGGATCGCCATTGAGGTAACGCAACGCCCTGGCCACCTCTGGATATCGGGCAAGGAACGCCGTGGCCCCGGTCATGCGGTCCACTTGGTTCGCCCGCTCAAGGTAGCTCGCGAACATGGTCTTATCTTCGTGAATCTTCTCGTTTTTCTGACGGCTCTGCGTGAAGACATCCACAGCGTATTGGGTAAGCGGGTCGTGCTGATCCGCACCGGCGGCGATGATCGAGAATCGCCGGTCCACGCACTGCGAGCACGTGCCGCAATGTGAATGCTCCTTGGTCATCTCCCAAGTGTGGGTGCAGCTGATGGACGGACCGATCAGCTCCTGGCAACCCGATTTGGCGATCATACCCACAACCTCGCCCTTGGTCTTCCAGATGAAGGGGTTCTCGACGGTAAACGCGCTGCTGGTGATCATCGAAAGCAGCGTCTGGAATCCATGCAGCACTCGCGGATGCGTCGTGCGGGTCGCTTTGCCGCCGACAACCTGGGCGCACACGGGGAGATTCATGCTAATGACGCCGTTTTCATAGAACCGCACGTTCGATTGGCCGAGCATATTGGCGATGGTTGCGCCCAACGAAACAAAGAGGAACGATCTGGTGCGCTGCGTGTACTCCTTGTTCATCCATTTCTGTTTATGAACCGTGACCCGGATGTGGCATGGCGGATTTGCGGGAGCCTTTGCGTTCAGCAGGTCACGAATCGCCCGATATCGCTTGTCCAGTTTTTCGGTGGCCCGGTGATTGACCAGGATCACTCGGCGTTTCTGGTTGACGATCTCCTCGACCGCGCCGCCAAGCGAATCCAGACCGCCGGAAAACATGATGACCTGTTCCGGGAAACCGAGCATCTCGCCCTGATCGTTGAAATTCAGAAAACCCTGGAACGACGGACGCTTGGTGATGGGCACGAAATTGAACTCGTAGTTGTCGTCTGACAGAAACCCGAGCGTGGTCCGAAGGCACTGCTTGACCTTTTCCGATTGCCAGAACTCGACATCGCCCACCGGAATCACGAAACGGAGATGACGACGCCAATTCCCGCCGAAAGTCTCGACATCCTTTGCGCCCCGCTCAATGCACTGATCGGCGGAGCAGACGTAGGTGGCGATGTCCAGAAGATCGTGGAAACGCGCGGGCACCTCCTTGTATATCTGCGTGCGGATATCGTCAATCTGCAGTGTGATCTTGTTGTCGTCTTCAGCACCATACAGATGCAGCTTCAACGCGTCAGCCTCATGGCCCGGCGGCACGGTCGACTTGGCGTCGCCGCAGATGATGTATCGTTCAGTCCCCATCGACCTTTGCTCCTGCTTTCAGTTCATCTTTCATCTTTTTCAGAGCCCATGAGGCGAAGCCTTGGACTGATTCCCTCGAGATGTCGCCTTTCTCTTCGTAACGATGCTTTGAAAACCACTCGTTGGAAAACTGCTCCACGATGGCCGAAGCCTCCCTGCAATGTGTGGAGAGCGCCTGCTCGAATTGAGCCATTTGGTTTGTGGTCGGAAAGCGCTGGCCCGCACCAAGGTTGGTCGCGAGCGTCTGGCTCAGGAAGTAGTTCATGCATTCGTTCGTCAGGCGGGAATAGAACTCCCGTGACAAGTGCCCGAACTCGTTGGGCTTTCGAAATTCGGCGAGTGCCTGCCGAGTATCGTCAGCCTGCATGTTGAACAATGACTGCTGACGTAGTTTGGGCTCCATCCTGGCAATCACGGCGTCCACCAAAGCCCGCTGTGCCAACTCGCCGAGATCGGAATGCCCGCCGTTGGAGGCGGAATGATTGTCCAACGCCTCCGTGAGCGCCACGACCACGCCGGGGAGTGACGTGTTATCCGGGATGTCCACACCCTGAGCCCGCAGGTATTCGAGTGGCTTATCCTGCCCTGCGGCAAGACCGAGCTGGGTCATCAACCAGACAGCCTGGTTGTAGCCGCAGTCGTTATTGACGAATGAGAAGGCGGATTCGGCGGCCTTGATTGTGGCATTGGCGACTTGGGGAACGTCCGCACCGGCGGCGATGAGTTCGACCACATCTCGCCATTTCCGGGTTCGCGGTAGTTGTCCAAGTCGAATGTGCCCCACGGGTTACTCCATGTCGGTTTACCGTTTGTTCATGGGAAGATCATCGCCTTTACCTCAGTTGCATTCCGTCCTTGATGCCCTTCAAAAGGGCGTTTGCCTTCTGGGCGACTTCCGCCGAAGGCATGGTCTTCCCGTCGCCCATTTCGATGCGGACCTGGAATCGAATGGGCGTGTTGGTCTTGCTCTTGATCTCCAGCAACTTGGGCATGATGTCGCCCAAGTCTTGAATCTGTGACGGTTCCAGATCGGCAACAGAAACGAGCACCTTGGGCGCGACACCTACGGTTCCACCCGATCCGCCACCCGATCCGCCCTTGGACGATGCCGTAGCAACCTTCAGGCGGACAAACTGCGCGGAGGGAAAATCGCAGGGCCACGTCTGCGAACCAGCCTCCAGTTCCAGAAACCGCGCCTGCAACGCGCCGCTTATGACATCCCGCACCGTCTTCCAGGGAAGGGTCTTGCCCACCTTGACGGATAGCGCAGTGGCGATGGACAACCCGGAGGCGATACCTTCCTTCCATGCGTCCTGCAGGTTCTCCGGGAGAATCTCGGCGGCGGCAATGATGGCGGGTGGAACGCAGAGCCTGCCGGTAGTGCTCAAGACGCCAGCCGGGATCGGTTCGCCGAAGATGCTGGCGGGCCCTGACAGCAGCCAGATGTTGCCTTCTTCCACCGATGCACTGATCGCCTTTTCGACGACCTCCTGTGTGGCCTTCGGAACCTGCATCGGTTCCTGATAACCGCTTCGGTCCACTTGAACGACCGTTGCGCCGCTGAAGTAGTCACACACCGCTTTGACCGTAATCTCGTCGCCAGACCAAAGGCCCGGCATCCGCTTGGGCGCGAGAAGCGCGGGGGCCAGATCGGTCAGCTCCGCCGCCTCAGGAAGGACAAGTTCGAGTGCCGCATCGTTGAGCGCGTTCTCGTCCGGTCTGGACATCCACCAGCAACGTGACGTCCCATCCGGCCGTGTCAGCCGCAGAACAAACGTGCCCTGTTCGCAACCATCCACCAGCGTGTCCAGAATGGCGCTTGCTTTCAGCATCTTCGGCAAGTGAGGAAGCTGGGCAAAAGCTCCCGCCAAGTCTTTCACGCGACGGGATGTCTCACCGGGCCGCCACAGGTTGTAGGGCCCGTCCGGGAGCAACGCATCGGCTGTGATGGCCGTATCCTGAACTCTCGACCGCTTATCGGCCTTGATGATGTTGAAGTGCGGTTCCTCGGTCACTGTGACCTTGAATGCCTGAGCATCGTCCTTCTCCGAGACCGTGACCACGATGCAGTACGATTGCTTGATTGCTTCAGGGATGCGACCTTTCGCCTTGTCGATGTTGATCTGTAATGTCTGGGCCCGCGCTGGGTCAACATTCCCATCCTTCTGCTGTTTCTTGACGTCCTCGCGCACGGTTTCCCATGCGAGATAGTCACGCACACGAGCCATCGCGAGTTCCAAGCCGTCTTTGGACGGCGTGAGTAGGAGAACAGCGTTCCGGTAGACTCGCGGCCTGTCGGGGCCGGTGGTCTCGTCCAGGAATCGTTTGGCCTCCGGGCTGGGTTTGCCGGATTCCGAAGCCGCATTTGGACCCAGGACGGCGTAGTGGAACGCGCCATCGTCCTCAATGTCTTTCGGACGCGTCGGCAAAGTGTGAACGCGCACTCCCGCCGCCGAGGCGTTTGCGGTCAGTGCCTTTAACTTGCTGATGTCGTCGAGCAACCGGGCTCGGACGGTGTCGTCCGGGATGTTCTTCGCCGCCACGGCATGCATCTGCGTCAGGTTCGGGCGGTTGCCCAGACGCCATGTGCCGGGAAGCTGTCCCTCGGAGACCGCCGTATAGAGATCATCAAGCCAGTAGCTCGACTGCGACCATCGGGCCAATCCCTTTTCCAGTTCGATCTTGTCAGGGCGCACGGACCCCAGAAGCACCGCCAGATCCCTTGTTCGGGCGTTCTGACCGACCGGTTGCGAATGCAGGAACGTCGCCACGACCGCCTGCTCGACTTCGCGGTTCTTCAGCCCGACCGATTCGACTTGAATCCGTCGCGCCTGCGAGAACTCGTTGTCCAGGATGCCGGTCCACGCCTGCTTCTTGCCTTCCCATTCCTCGGTATCCGCCACGGAGACCATCTCACGGAGAGCTTCGGAGAGGCCGTCCTTGTTGGGAGCGGACAAGAAGACGGCGGGGCCGACCAGCGGGCTGGTGTCCCACTTCTCAGCTTCGCGCAACGCAAGCGCGAACGTTCTGAGTACTCCGCGTGTGCGCTGGAAGCGGGCAAGCTGCGTCCACTTTGAGTAGAGCACCTCCGTCAAATCGGGGTGGAAGGGGAAGCTCTTCAGGAACCGTTCCTCGGCTTCCGCGCCCTGTTTGGCTGTCTGCTCGTCCACGGCGGCGACGCCTTTGATCGCGGCCAATACGTGCTGGCGGAAACCCTCCCGATCCTTGAGGGACTCGGGCGTGAAGAACCGACGGCGAAGCACCTCGGCCACGTCTTCCTTGACCACGGGTTCCACAGCCTCTTCACGCTGACGTTGGAAGATGTCGTAAAGTTCAGCCTGAATCTCGCGCCCAAGCGTGTCGCTCTTGCGCGGGTCAGTTGCCAGAAGCGACGCCACCAGACAGCACCGGTCCACCTTGGCCGATGCCTGGGTGAGGTATTGGAAGAAGTTCGCCAGTTTGCTGCGCCACTCCTTGTCCTGAGCCACCTTCTCGCGGGCATACATCAACACTTCGTCAATCAGGATCAACGTTCCCAGTCCGTCTTTCCCAGGCAGTTCGAGAAGTTCGGTGAGGAGGTTCTCGGCCGGTGCGGATTCCCGCTCCTCGGCCTTGCCGGATGCATGGAGAATCTTGAGTCCTTCGTCTCCCGCCAGTTGGTAAGCCAACACGCTCCACGGATGCTTGAGCGTCCGGGTCTTGCCATCCGGCGACCGGACATCCATGCCCTTCTCGACGTCCAGCTTGTCGAAGCACAAACCCGCCACGCGGCACTTGGGCGGTTTCTGGCCGATCTCCTGAATGAACTCCGCCACGGCGGGCAGGCTCGGCAAGTTCTCCGGGTCGTTGACGATGTGCCGGAGCGTGATCAGCGTGTGCGTCTTGCCGCCGCCGTAAGTCAGTTCCAGTTGGCGAACGGCTTTGTCGTTCTTGCCCGCCAGCCGGAGCACCACATCCCGCACCAGATGGCGCAGGTTGTAGGTCGGGAAGGTGAGTGCGAAGAACTGCTCCGGTTTCTCATAAACCGGGCGCTTCCCGCGCTGCATCATCACCTCGTAAAGGTCGGCGGCGAACATGTGCATCGGCAGTTCGCCGGAGCGCAGATCGTCCCGCAGTTTCACCACTTCATGCCAGGGTTTCCAGGGTAGCTTAGCCATTGTATTTCTCCTCCTTCCACCAGGCGCGTGCGGCGCTCTGAGCGGTCAGTGTTGGGTTGTGTAAGATTCTGCTCATAGATCGTCATCTCCTTCCGGTTTTTCCTTCGGAAACAGCGTCGGCCCCTCGTCCTTCACCGCGCCGCGTGCGCCGACATGGTTGCTGAGGGATTCCAGCAACGACCGCTCCTCGCTCCCGTGCGGCGAAAGCTCAATGAGCGACTGAAGGAGTCGCTTGAAGAGTTCCTGCCGCCGCAAGCCGTTGCCGTCCAGATACCCGTCCACCTTGGACAGGTCGCCCGCCTTCCAGAGATGCATCAGGCAATGCACGCGATCAATGAGTGGCACCTGTTTGCCGTCGGGGGCGTCGTAGCCCAGAGACTTGCCCTTGCGCTGCGCCCAGGTCTTGAGTTTCACCTTGCTGCCGGAGTCATCTTCCGTTTCGGCATCGGATTCCGCGTCGGCGTCAGATTCCTCATCGTCTTCATCGTTTGCAGCCTTGCCTTTCGTAAAGCCGATCAAGTCCCAAGTGGCCGCCAGTTCACGGTCTGAGATGCCGCATGAGACGGCGTAGAGGATGCACGCGCCCGCCGGGGCCTCCTCCATGCCGAAATCGTGCCGATGGAGAAGGTAATAGGCTGTCGGCTCATCGAGACGATCAGCGGCGGCGGAATCGGCATCGCCGTCCTTGTCGCCGGAGAGCACGCGGCCAACCACGAAGTCCACCACCATCCGGCGGACATGGGTCAGGAATTCGCTGACCGTCATCGGGCCGGGTTCATTGGCCTTCTTCACCACCGGATGCTTGCTGTAGGCCTCCATCGCAGGACCGGTAGCCGCCCAAACAAAGTCCGGGCCTCGAATGCCCGCGTCCCAGAACTCGCGCAGTTTTTCCCGTATGTTTGTGCGCATATCGTCGAGGACCTGGTTGTCCCATCCGGGACGCGCTTTCGATGGGCGTTTTTTGCATACGAGCCAAACGGACGAAGAGAGAGATGCTCGGCCCAAATTTCTCAAGCCACCGGGCATTTCAGTTGCAATCGGCCACGAACCATTGACACAGAATCCCGCTCGAATCACAGCCGCCGCCAGTGTTTCCCATGCGTCGGGTTTCTTGTTGGCAAAGACAACAACCATGTGACCATTGGGTGCGGTTCGGTTATAGGCCGCGCTAAAAGCTCGGAACATGCCGTCTTCGTAGGTGCTCTTTGATGCCTGCCCGTCACCGGCATGTCGGCTACTGTCATCGATTAATTCTCCATCTCGCGTGTCGCTACTCCACTTTGGCGATAAGGGATTCTTGAAGTTGGCAATGAACTCCGAACTCATATCCGCCATGCTTCGTCGCAACCACAGATAGAAGAAATCCATAAGATCAGAGTAAGGAATTGCGTCGTAGTATGGGGGGTCTGTGAATACTAGATCATAAGTGTCATCGCCCCCAATGATGGCCGATCTATTGATTACATTGGGTGGGAGTGTTCCTGACCATGACCCTTCTCCAAAAGTTGACAGAACCCGCCAGGCAGACTTGATTCCACCCGCAAAGAAACGTTCACTGGGAGTAAAGGGGTTCGCTTCAGCAAAATCCCAAGTAATGGGGAGTGCCCATCGCA